CTTCTCTATACCAACGATCAAAAGTTATTTGACTTGGAAAAGGTAGATTCCTTATCATTGACCGTCTCCAATTTCAAAATTGATTAATATATTACCTACAGTATAAGGATATACACATGCAAAAGTTACATTTACAAACCTACCTTGCACTCTCATATCTATTTTACCTCTATTATTACCCATAAACAAATCAAATTCCAAAGGAACTATTACTTGTTTCTGTACTCCTGCATATTTAAGCATGGCAGATCCTATAACAAGCAATTCATTCTCTCTTCTTGTGTATAATTCAGGAGCAGGGAAATCTGGCTCTATCTCGGTAATTCTAATATATTTGTCCATTACTTTACCGTCTTTAGCCGGAGGAAATGCTGCATATCCAAACCAAGGAGTAGTAAAAAATGAAGGTATATTATGAACTGAATTATCACCTCTTACCTCATAAAATCCTGTTTCCTGCTTCCATAATGTTTTATAAGCATTAACAGGGTTATAAGGATAATTAGTGCAACTATCACCGAAACTTATTATATCTCCGCTTGCCTCATAAACTGTAACACAATCTCTTTGTATTTCAGTATCATACCAGCTATTTTCTCTTACATTATAAACAAGCTCTCTAGTACATCCTATATCTACTCTATTCCTAAACCTTTTTTCCGGAAAAGCCCATCTTATTTCTCCGTAACGAGCTACTTTATACCCATAAATTTTTTCTTTTTTAGTTAAATCAACATTTTCCAGAAACCATTCAAAATTTACATCATTCTTGATTGATTCAACTATTCCGTTATAAACAAAAGCACGATCCGTACCAAGCCAGAAGAAAAGACTATCGTACTGAACAATAGATTTTGGCGACATGACAGAAGAATTAGTAGTTATTTCTTCTCTTTGGAATTCAATAGGGGAATTAGGATTAGTTCCATCTGCAACGTTAGTTAGATATATTACGGAGTTCTGTGTCCAGAATAGGAATGTAGGAGCATTTGCACCTCCTCTAATAGAAGCACCAAATAGCAGTTTATTCTCCGATATTTTATATGAATCGGCATCAGAATCTCCACTGTCATCAAAATCAAGAGGATTACTAGTTTTACTTCTTAATATAGTACCGTTATTTCCGTATAGATATAGACAAGGAGAAGAGTATAAAATACCTCCTGACGGTATATTTCCATAATCTCCAATATTTATATCATCTTGTATAAAATCTGCGTTATCATCTTCTATAGATTTATAATATAACAATCCGGGAGTATCGTTTAACATATTATTACCGTTAAAAGTAATAAATAACGCTAAATAAGGTAATCCATCTTTAATAAATTTAACGGATTGGTGCGTTCTAAATGGATCGGGAGCAAATCCGGTTAAAACAGGTCTATCGTTAGTAATATTTGATAATTCATTATTAAGAATACAACGATTTACTCCGGTTGAATGTGTATAAATCAGAACCGGATTAGTTCCGTTAAAATATATATCAAGGTATGTAGGTTCAACTCCTACAGGTTGATATATTTCTTTTTGCCCTTTCATTTTACGTATTTTTCCGTTAACGAATCTTATATATTGTCCATCTATACAATATTCATCCTGGAATTCTCCGGCATTTCTTTTAATGCCCGGTTTATAAACTAAAGGTACACGCATTAATTGTTATCTCTTATTACGGTTCTATCAGCACTTCTATCTTTATTGATTTTATTGATTGTATCTAATTCCTCATTAAACAGATTTTTATATTCTGCTAATTTACTTGGATTATCTAAAAACAAAGACGCTTCAATTAGACAGGAATAAAGAAGTAAATCAGGATAACGATGCGTTAAGAAATTTGTTTGATTTTCATTATTAAATAATGGGATACCAAGATATATTATCTCAAAATTATATTCCATATCCATAGTTGGAGAAAACAACCAATAGGCAGTATTATATGTGTTAGCTAAATCTGCATTATTAACATTAGTCATACCATCACTATAATATTTTGGTCTAGCTCTTTGTATATTTGCTCTATACGGCCAATAGGTAACCATGAACTCTCTAGATCTAGGTGCTAAATAACTGAACTTTTGTGTTGCTGTGTCATACATTAAAATACAAATAGTTTCACGCCAGTTAGCAGGTTTTTGTATAGTGGATTGACCGGCTGCAACATTGTTTATTTCATATTTTATTTCAAAACCTAAATCTTTTGCTCTATTATAAACCCTGATAATTCCTTGTTGGATAAGATCAGGTAATTTAGCAACAAAAGGTTGATCCGTTCTTAGCATATATAGCTGTAAATCGTTGATCAAACCTGTATATGTCATTGCCATAGATTTTTCTTTAATTTTTTGTTTTGCTTCACATATAATTTAGTATATAATACATCAGTTAGGAGTTTTTTTATACTTTAATTTTATGAAGAAAAAGTCTGTTTTCAATAATAACGAAGTAGACATAGATTTACTGGTTAATCAGCCTAAACATATAAGAAAATTGTTAGGTAAGAAAAAAGACAGAAACGAAGAAGATGAAGTAGAAGAAGACGAGGAGGATGATGAGGATACTAATACCAAAAGTATAAGTCCTCAGATGAAGCGTTATATAGAAGAGTATATTGATTCTAAGAAGGTTAAGAAAAAAGAAAGACCTAGAGGTGTTTTACTTAAACTTGATGATAAATATTCACCGATGTTAGATGCAAGGTATTATTGAAAACTATCTAAAAAATAGATTTAAAAAATAGTGGATAAATATTTTAAACATATAAAAGATATTATATTCATACTACTTTTAATTCGTTTAACTTTTGTTGAATATAATAATTTATATTTATTAGTTGAACTTGCCTCATCTATATTATATATTTTTATTCCTAATGATGTATCAAATAAATCAAATTCAATAGATAGTATAGAATAATGTTTGTTAAATATTTAATAATGACGTTTCTATGCTCTATTTCTATATATTGTTAAATCTTTAATTTTAAATCAGAAATTAAATAAAAAGTTAATAATTTTCATAATTGTAATTGGAGTAGTATATAATCCTCGTATACATTTTATTGTAAACGAAATAAATAACGGTAGAATAATTAATATAAAATCTAAAGACTAACCATCTACTTTATCTAAACTATAGAAAAATTTACCGCAACTACAACATTCTATTACGGACTTCATCGTTTTAAGTCTTGACAAATAAAAGTAAACCTTATATTATAGTGATATGAGGTAACTTATTATGAATTTATTACAATTATTTACAAAATTCCAAGATAATCAGCAGGCTATAACGTATTTAGAACAAATACGTTGGAAAGACGGAGTTATTTGTACAAAATGCAGTTCAAATAAAACCTGCAAACATCGAGAAAAAACTAAAACTAGATGGCAATGTTGGAACTGTCATCATGTTTTTAGCGTAACAGTAGGCACAATCTTCCATCATAGCCACGTACCGCTTAATAAATGGTTTATGCTTACAGCTTTAATGCTTAACGCTAAGAAAGGTTTATCTTCTCTGCAAGCGAGCCGTGATTTAGGATTAAGACCTATGACAACTTGGTCAATGATGCACAGGATACGTAAGGCTATGGCAACAGACCAACTAGAGCTATTAAAAGGTATCGTTGAAATGGATGAGTGTTATATTGGTGGTAAGCCTCGCAAGGAAAACAAAAAAGATGATGACGACAGCAAAGGTAGTCCTAGAGGACGAGGAACTAAAAAGGAAGCGGTAGTCGGAGCTGTAGAACGTAAGGGTAGCGTTAAGATTGAACACGTATCTAAAATGATGCTTAACACTAAAGGATTACTAGCTTTTGTGCGTAAGAACATGGACATCGCAGAAACTCTGCTTGTAACAGATGAATACAAAGCTTATAACAACATGAATAAAACAATTGCTCATTATTCTATAAATCATAGCTATGAATACGCTAGAGGTGATATTCACACAAATACAATAGAAAGTTTTTGGGCTATTCTAAAACGCGGTATTATAGGACAATTTCATAAAGTAAGTAAAAAGTATTTACAGCAGTATCTTGATGAATTTGAATATAGATACAATAGAAGAGACCAAAGCGGGAATGATATTTTTAACAATTTATTAATGAGGGCAACTT